AAGAACGTGGACACCCGTCTGGGAACCACGATGTTCGGCGCCTAAGCGTCATTGATCGGCCCGCTCTGAAAGGGGCGGGCCACCTCATTCTCATTCGAAAGGGACAAGCCGATGGCTGTTCAATATCTCGGGGACAACCCCATCAACGGCGGTGTTTCGCTTGGTCAAGCCGCCACCTCGCTCATTAGCCTTTATGGCGCCACTCCCGTTGCCCAGCGCAGCTCGACCGTGCTGGCGACCTCGACCATCTCCGCTTCCAGCTATGTGACTGTCGGGTCCAACCTGACCGCTATCATTCTGGAACTGGTCAACGGCCAAATCGCCCTCGGCACGCTGCGGACGACTGCCTAAGTGACTGCGGAAGCGCCCTCGGTTGCCTCTGTTCCGGGGGCGCTTCTTCACGTCGGGTGCGGGTATAGCCCGTTGCCTGATTTCCTCTCCTTCCTGAACTACAGCGAAACCCGTCTGGACATTGACCCGCGATGCGAACCCGATGTGGTCGCGTCAATGACCGATCTGGGGGACATTGGTTCTTTCGATCTGGTGTTCTCGCATCACTCACTGGAACACCTCGCGCCGCATGACGTGGGTGTTGCGCTGAAAGAGTTCCGCCGCGTGTTGAAGCCGTTTGGTGCGGCACTGGTGTTTGTTCCCGACCTTGAAGGCGTCGAGCCTACGGATGAGGTTCTATTTGTCAGCCCGGCTGGCCCTATAGCGGGTCTGGACCTGTACTATGGGCTAAGGTCGGCCCTGTTGGAACAACCCTACATGGCGCACCGGACGGGCTTTGTGAGCAACACCCTACGCGCGGCGCTGGAAAGCGCGGGCTTTGCGCGGGTGGTGATCCAAAGGCTTCCCGACCATAACTTGCTGGCGATTGGATACGTCCAGTGAAGGTTGCGCTTTGCACGCCAACCCTTGACCAACCGCTTCCCGCCTACGTCAAGGCAATGGAAGCGTCATTGCCCACGCTGAAAGAGGCGGGGATTGACTACACGCTGCTGATCGAGGTGGGGTGCCCTTACATCTCGGGAGCCAGAGCTACGCTACTCCGTAAAGCCTTGGATGCTGGTGCGGAGACGGTGGTTTTCATTGACCATGACCTGTCATGGAGGCCGGAAGACCTGCTAGACCTGATCCAGACGCCGGGCGAGGTTGTCGCGGGTGTCTATAGGTTCAAGAAGGATGACGTCGAGCATATGGGAACGCTGGCGCTTGATAGCGACGGCAGGCCGATAGGCAGAGCGGCGGACGGAACGAACACCCTGGTATTGAACGCAGAGCGCGTCCCCGCCGGGTTTATGAAAATCACCCGAAGCGGGGTGGAACGGTTTATCAGGGCCTACCCGCACCTTTGCTACGGCTCGCCGATTGCCCCCCATGTTGACCTGTTCAATCACGGGGCGTTTGAGGGCGTGTGGTGGGGTGAAGACTACGCCTTTTCTCGCAACTGGCTGGCTTGTGGCGGGGATTTGCTGGTCCTGCCCGATCTAAGCCTAACCCATCACAGCGCGACCGCTGAGTTCCCGTTTAATCTGCACCAGTACCTTATGCGCCAGCCGGGCGGCGCGTTAGCGGAGGCGGCATCATGACTATGCGTGACACCCTGACCGCTGCAATCCGCATGATCGGAGTGCGGGCGCTGTACGACACGCCGGACGAAGTAGAGATGAACTTGGCTCTTGAATCCTTCCAGAGCATGATCGGCACCCTGCCCAAAGTTCGCCTGACTGACGTGCTGGTGGATGCGGACTACACCGCCAAAGAGGACGAGCGGATATTCAACACAACCGGCGCACCCGTTCTCATTACCCTGCCTGATACGATAACCGACCCGATCACTGGCGTTGAACGTCCGCCTCGCAACGGGGCGATGGTGGTGGTCGCGGTGACGGGTACGCGGCATATCTACATCTCCGAACTAGGCGCATGGAAAACGGCAACCGGCCTGACGCTGGAAAGCGAACAACCTTTTGGCCCTGAGCATGAACAGGGATTGAGGGCCATGCTTGCGGTGCGGATTGCGCCGGAATTGCAGCGTCCGAATGTCCCGGATTGGGTGGTGTCAATGGCTGAAGCCGGACGGCGCACCATCCGCCAGCGGTTCCTGCAAACGTACAAGATAACAACGGACCCGCTCCTGCTTGACCGCTTCCAGAGACACGGGGTGTATGTCTGATGGCCTTGAAATACTCCACCACGCTCCGCAATGCCCAGCTTGACGCCATCACCACGGCGGTCGGTACGTCGGGCATTTTGCGGATCTACAGCGGGTCACGCCCGGCCAACGTCGCGGCGGCTATCACCGGCACGTTGCTTGCGGAATGTGTTTGCAACGCCTCGGCCTTTGCGGCGGCGGCTTCGGGCGGCGTGCTTACGGCCAACGCCATTGCCGACGATAGCAGCGCCAACGCGAGCGGCACGGCAAGCCACTACCGGCTTTTTCGTTCGGACGGAACCACGGCGGTCATTGACGGCGATGTATCCACCTCTGGCGCTGACCTGAACCTTGACAACACCTCGATCACAACTGGTCAGGTGGTCAGCATTACCAGCTTCACTATTACGGCTGGAAATGCCTGATGAGCGGAACCGGCACCGCAACAATCGACTTTGGGGCCTTTCCGGGATCGAATGAGGCGTCAATTACGTTTGCCGATGCGACCGTCGGCGCTGGTTCCAAGGTTGAAGCGTTCATCATGGCCGCTGACACGACGTCCGACCATACGGCCAATGACCACAGATACGCCGGGCAATTCTTCTCGCTGACCGCAAGCCCGAACGCGGGTGTCGGCGGGACGATCTACGCTCGTTCAATTCACAAGATGCAGGGGACATATGCCGTCCGCTACGTCTGGGCAGACTAGGGATATACGATGGCTCTTGAAACCAACATTGTCGGCGGCGTTTCGGGCGGCAAGCAGGAAGTTGACGCAAACAAGAACGCTTTTGTCATCACGCCCGGCTACACCGCTGGCGGTGTTGCGTTTGGTGGCGGTCCCGATGCGGGCCTGACCCTGCAATCAGAGAACGACAGCGGCGCGCTGACCGGCACTCGCCACGTCCACGCGCCTGAGACGGACGAAGACTATCGCCTGCGGGTAGCCCTTGATAACATGCTCGACACAGAGCAATTCATCGACACGGCCCAGAACACCGGCAAGTTCTCCCACGCCTTCACAACCCTGACCGCGACGTCTTCCACGGCTGGCCTGTTGACCAACTCCGGCAACATTACGACCACGACGACCGGCATGACGTTCGGCACGTTTGCCCAATTCCCCATCGGGGGCACCAACACGCTGGTTTGCGAAACGGCTCTGGCCTTCTCCGCGCAACCAAACGCCAACACCGTGATCGACTTCGGCCTGTTCCAGCGGGGTGCCTCGACGGCGTTCCTTGGGCTGGATGGCGTCTATTTCCGGATGAACTCGGGCGGGCTGCAAGGCATCGTCAACAACAACGGCGTGGAAACCTCGACGGGCGTCTTCCCGCTGGCCTTGGGTGCGGGAACCTTCGCCTACACGAACAACCGCGTTTATCGGTTCCTGATCCAAACGACCAACGTCGCGACTTCGTTCTGGATTGACAACCTGAAGGTGGGCGAAATCCCCACGCCTGCCGGTCAAGACAGCCCGTGCCAATCGCGTGCGCTTCCGTGGTCGATCCGTCATGCCATCGTCGGCGGTGCGGCTGGCGCGGCAACCCAAGCCTTGGTCAAGGACTATCGGATTTTCCTTCGCGGCCCGCAATTCGCGGACAAGCTGTCAACCATTGGCAACCGCGTGCTTGGTTCCTATCAGGGCTTGTCGGGCAACACGATGGGTAGCCTTGCGACCTACCCGAACAACTCAAACCCGACCGCGGCCGCGCCTGCTAACGGCTCGCTGACGGCCAACCTTCCGGGCGGTCTAGGTGGTCAAGGGCTTGTCACGGCAGCCGTTGCAGCGGCTACGGACGGCATTTGGGGCAGCTATCAGGTTCCGGCTGGTACGGTAGCGGTCCAAGGCCGCAGGCTGGCTGTGCGGGGCATCAGGCTTCAATGCGTCAACACGGGCGCGGCGGTTGCTACCACGGCAACGGTTGTGCAGTTCTCGCTGGCCTTTGGCCATACGGCTGTGTCACTGGCCACTGCTGAAACCGGCTCGTTTGTTACGGCTACGGCCAAGGCCCCGCGCCGTGTTGCTATGGGCTTTCAGTCGTGGCCTGTCGGTGCTGCTATCGGCGCACCGCCTACGGAAGGCCCGATCTACTTCGACCTTGAGGACGCCCCAATCTACGTCAACCCCGGCGAGTTCATTGCCTTGGTGGGTAAATTCATTGTCGGCACGGCTACGGCCTCGCAGACCATCGCCTTTGTGTGGCAACCCATTTACGGCTGGGAATAACCCTCTGACGAGAGGCTGATCTATGTCTCTCCTTCTTGCGGTCCTCGTTGCGGGGACCATCACGGGAACCGCCGCGCAAACGCAAGCGCCGGACGTCGGCGCGGCTTCGGGTGCGGTTCTCATTACGGCGACCGCTTCCGCAACCCAAGCGGCGGACACCGGATCGGCAAGCGGTGCGGTTCGCATCACTGCCACGGCTTCGCAAAGCCAAGCCGATGACACCGGAAATGCAACGGGCTCTGCCCCGCTTGCGCCCATCGTCGGCACGGCAAGTTCTACGCAAGGGCCGGACACCGGATCGGCGTTTGGTTTAATTGATCCGATCTACGCTTATCCGATTCCTCTGGGTGGCAATGAGAACGCAACCGGCGTTGTGGCTGGTTCCGCAACCGCAACACCCATTCCGGGACCGTCTACGGCCTCGGGCTCGCCTGTCTCGGGAAGCACGACTATCGCGCCTCCCCGTCCCGCAACCGTTTACGCATAGGAGCCAACATGGCTGACAAAAAAACCATCAACGGCTCCGACCGTTGGGTATCCATCACGCCTTCTGACACGGTGAACATCCTCGAAACTCCGCGCGCCATCCATTGCGATGTTGCGGGCAATGCCGTGCTGGTCGGTGTGGACGATGTAGCCGTGACGTTTGCGCTTAATGCCGGGACAACCTATCCCTACCAGCCAAAGCGCATCAACTCGACCAGCACGACGGCAACGGGTCTTAAGGCCCTCTACTAGTGCTGAAACCCGGTAGCCCGCTAATAGATCGGCGGATATTGGACATAGACGCCCGCTATGTGGCTTTCCTATCGGGTGGCGTGCCGTTGACGGATTATCCCGGCGAGACGTTGCAATGCCGGAACGAGCTGGACCGCACGAACTGGATGGAACTGCGGGACCTTTGCCGCCAAGCCATTGAAGCCGAGAAAGCCTACTACGCCGCTAACGAGTTGCCTGA